GTACCAGTCATAGTACCAATAGTAGTTACAGCATAAGTAGTAGGATTAATTTTATAGAGTACATTATTAACTACAGCAAATAAAGAATCATTAAAGTTATATAAACCCTGTCCTTGTGCATTGGCAAGTGTTGCACCGGTATCTTTTATACCTGGGCGTTTAATAAACTCTCGCTTCTGTCCAACAGTCTCAAAGTAACCGTTGACACACTTAGAATCCTTTGCCAAGGTACCATCACGAGTCTCTATTGGTTGTGCTAAAGGTAGTCTTGCAATTGGCATAGTATCCTATTATGGTAGGTTGTTAGAAGAGGGTCTNCCCATTCTCATGTCAGGCTGGAAGAATGTAGAGTACGACTCAACATCCCATCCTTCTAATTCTTCTTTGTAAATCTTAGCACGCAAAGCAATCTCTTGACGATGATTACCTGGAACACTGTATTCAATAGCTAGCTGATCAGCAAGGTTCCATACAAGGACATTCATCCATTCAGTAGGGAAGTCAGGGATAGCTTGTGCTGTATTAATGTCAGCCATTGGTTGTTGGCAAACAAAGTGTAACTGGAATGTAGCAGCTGCATTACTGTCAGGTGTTACATACAGATACATGTTACCAGTATTCTGTCTTACTTCATAGAACAAACTGTTAGGAGTTCCAGTACTGAACTTAGAACCTAACATGTTGTATTCTTGTTTACTTAATAGCTGGATCTGTACATCATCAATAGCTGGACTAACAGTGTTGTTACGTAACCAACCCTGAATAACCTTAAGAGGTTTGTCAGTATTAAGATCAACAGTACCAGTACTAGCTGGACCAATAACATACTCAGTCTGTCCAGCAACAAGTGGTAATACTAATTCATTAGTCTTCCATATCTTTAAACCAGATGTTGCCATCTGTTTAATGAATAGGTTAAGAGCTAGCGATGCGTTAGCTACTGTAGCTGCATCAGGAGTGTCGCCAAGTTCCAATACACCAAGCTTACGTAATGCTAACTGGATAATCTGATCACGGCTTACTGTAAAGGTTGTAGACATCTAGCCTCCAAATAATAGTTTAATTGCACGATCAAGTCCAAGGGACTGTGTTACTACAACAGCAAGCGCACCAATGGCAATATATTTAATCTGTGCTAGATTCTTTTCTATACTGGCCATGGCTTTAGATAGATCATTAGCGGACTTACGAAGCTCTTTAATATCATCTTCATGGTTGTCTGTTTTAATCTCCAGGCGTACTACACGGTTTTCAAGCGCTTCTGTATTCATATCATCCCACCAATGCTTTTACTTCATCTTCGGAAAGACCAAGTGCTGTTAGTTTAGCTAGTGCAGAAGCCTTTGTATTAATGATTGCTTGTTGTGCGTCAATGATGGCTTGCTTTTTAACTTCATTCACTACGACTTTACCGTCTACTAATTCCCAAGCGTTAAAGTATTCGTTGTCAGTAGGAAGTTCTTTGTCATCAACAATAATTGCTCCAACAGGGCAGTCTTTAGCTAATACTTCTTCAATTGAAATTTCGCCAGTAGGGATGCAAACTGATACACCGCCATTGTCGTTAGTAAAAATAATTGCTTGCATGATTTATCCTTATGAACTAAATATTGATACAGAAACAGCAGTAGGATTGCTTCCAGACCATGAACTAGGCCCAATAAAATATGCTGTAGCAATTTCTACATATCCAGTTGTAATAGCTGTTGATTTACCGCCATTTAAATAAGTTACACTAACTTGACCATCTCCTGCAACCGATGAATGAACAGCATAATTAGTATTTGGCATTGCAGTAGTGAAGTTAATTCTTGATGAGCCTGTACCTAAAACAGTTACGCTAGAAACATTAAAACTACCATATATAGTTGTTGTTCCACCAGCATATTGAACCCATGCTTTAGCAATACCACTCATACCATTTTGAGTGGCTAAGACACCGCTAGGAGTATTTAAAGTGGTAATTGTGGCTGTTGGTATAATTGTTGTACCACTAAATGTTTGTTGTTGACTAAAAGTATTAACCTCGTCTAATAAAGCAAAGTCTGTTAAGTTAGCACGTACTAACCGCAGTTCAACTTTATCACCAGTACTAAACGCAGTACCTGTTGTACCATCTTGACCACGAGCAATAGTAAATGTATCGGTAGACCGAGCAGTTACTTTAACAATCTCACGAGATGTACCAGCAACACTCTCAAGAGTACAATAAAAGTATTGACTGCCAGTAAGTGTAGGAAACAGTGTACCTGTTCCTGATGCAACAGTCAACGACGTAACCGAAGTATTTATACCTGAGGCTAGTGTTGTTGCTGCATTATTAGCGAATGACATATTTGCCATGTTTGTATTATCCTAACGATCTTGTATTAATATTATATCCATCAATTAATCTAGATAGACGTGTAATACTTGTTGTCAATGTGCTTGTAGTCGGTGACACTACTAATGTAGTTGGGGATATCCTAAACCGTAATTGTTGAAGAGTTACCTTAGCAGTGCTACTTACTGGTTTAATAAAAGGCAAACCATCATTATCATATATATAAGTTAATGGAACAAAGACATCACCTTGCTCTGGTCTTGTAAATGGTGGTGCTTGATAGTCAGCTACTCCTCTTACAAAGTCTTGTGGTTGTCTTGGCTCCCAGTCATCTTCACAGACCATGAACCCATCCCACCTTTGACGTAGTTCTGTATTCTTGTATTTACGCCCACAGGCCTCACAGATAACTAACCACTGACCTCTTGTATAATTACTTTGATAGCTCATATGTTAAACCAGACTGGCATCATATATAGGCAAATCACCAATACCTACATATGTGTTACCTTGTGATGTTGTAATAGTCATCTCTAGTCTATAGGTAACTTCACTAATACCATTAGCTACTCGTTGAGAAGCTGTTTTATTTACTATGACAGCTGCTCCAGAAAGGATAGCTGACGGACTAGGATCAATACCATTCATTACAATTACCGAACACGTAGCTGTGGAGATAGTCTCTGATGGAGACAACACTTGAGAAAAGTCAAATGTAAATAGCTCAGATTCAGTGGTGATCTTATATGAAAAACTATCAGCCATTTCTATCGCCTTTAAAGATTAATATGATACGTGATTTAATAATTGATAATGATCGTTCAGCTTTTTGAACCACTAGTATTGTTTGATGTGCTACAGCCACTAACCTATCTTTAGGTTGTACAATAAAAGTAAACTTAGCAACAGCACCATACCGCTTAACAAACTCTGCTACTACTTGTAAAGAAGCACTAACTTGTAATAATATTGTTTTAGCTAAGAATCGTCCATATATTATAATAGGAGTAACCACTATTAATAAAGTTTTTAATACACTTCTAATATAGCTTACTGTTACTGTGCAAGAAGTAGTTAATACTTTACCTGTTGTTTTAAACAAGCTAATTATAGCAGTTACTGATACAGTTATTATCTTACCTATACTGCGTAGTATAGTAACCATGGCTGTAGAAGCTACTAAGAAGCTCCGTAAGACGCTTTTAGTTAAAGTTAATGCTAGGGTACTAAGTACTGTCAAAGTCTTCGCTATGGCTCGTTTAAACGATACTGAGGCTACTACATTAATAGAGAAGCCTATCAGATGAAAAGCTAAGTCAGAAAGTACTACAATGACATACTCTGAGATAATGGAAAATACTTTGTTAACTCGTCTTGTAAGACTTACTATGGTAGAGACAGCAATACTTAATGCCTTAGCGTAAGCCTGGTTAAATAATCCCGATATTGGTGCAGAGGAGAAAGGGCTCTTGCCAAACATTAGACTACTGGAACTTCAGCAACAATAGGTTCAATAGAAGTAGGTTCTACAGGGTCTACAGGCACTTCTGCCACCGCACTCCAAGGCAACGGAGGGTTTATTACTGCGGGTGTATATTGCGCTGTAATCCATGCTGTAATCTTGTCTGTGTACTCTGACCACATCCATGCTGGTGTGTATTCTTGTACCCATCCCATGACTTGCTCTTGAGTGAGTTGGTCGTAAGGAGTAGCAGACTGTGGGTCGCTTGTCGGTACATCGGTTGAGCCTTGCATTGAGGTGGAGAAGGAAGAATCTTTACCTCCGTAGTTCCAATACACACGGAAAACATACAAGGGTACGCTGTCCTTTATGGGATAGGCTTCCATGCCTGTGATTGTGGTGGTGAATTCGATTGTCATAGTTTTTCCTTTTAAGCGCAAATCCAGTTAGTGCCGTTATAAAATACTGGAATTGTTACCGCTCCACCACCAACTACAGTAACCCCATAAGCAGGGGCAAGAGCATTGGTAACATAAGCCCTCATTCCAACTACCCCTGTAGGAAGGGTAGCTACTGTATAGCCAGGACTAATAACCAAAGGCTGACCAATAGCCAATGTTCTTAAAGTTCCTCCACCCGAGCCTTTTTGGGTAGAAATAGTAGCTGTATTCGCAGTTGTAGTCCAATCAAATTGCAATGTTTCGTACGAAGTTGATGAGGTATAAGTGTTGTATAAACGGAATGTCTGTGCGTTAGTAGAGTTGCGTTGGGCTAGTGTGTTGGCGGAATCACGGGCTAGGATTACATCGGCAGTACCACTAGATGCTGTTGTAGAGCTAAATGAATAACTACCAGCACTTCCTACTTCGGCGCCTGTAGAAGAACCATAAAAGCCTGTTCCACCATTAATAGAGTATGAATTTGAAGTAACTGCGCCACTAGGCACATTAATATTATTAGTAGTGGTTACTGCGGCTGTGGTGGTTGGTGTGTAGTTGGATGCTACAGTGCCTAGTTCAAACTGAGAATTGCATAGTAATATTGAACCAGCGGTTGAATTTGCTTCTCTTGCAGAAGAAGTAGAATCTTGCATAGAAAATATAACATTTGTTCCTGAAATTCCTGCTGGATAATATGCAGTGCAACGATACCATCCATTAGCCATTGAAACCATAGATGCTGTAAAATTAGAATCTACTGTCCCAACTACTCCGTTTATTAAATCAAAGTTAGCCCTTCCACTTGTTGAGGCATTATCCATTTGTAAAATTGTTTTTGTTACAGCTTTAGCATAAATAGATTGTGCATATGTTGTACCATTTATTTGTGTTATAGGTTGATAAATAGCATTAAGTGTGTTAGAGCCAAAGGTTAAAGTCCAAGCAGTAGTTCCACCAAAAGGGTCTGTTGCACCTTGAACTACAGTAGGGCTTCCAGATTTAAGCCAAGAAGCATTGCTAAGTGTATTACTTTGTAACAGTAAATTATTCCCACCCTGTAAGTTCAAGCTCTTATCAGTTACTGCACCATTAAAAGTAGATTGTCCTGTTACTTGTAGGGCACCTGTGCCTTGGTCGGTGGATTGGTTTACGAGGACATCGCCTACATCATTAACAATGACAGCTTTAGAGGCGGGGTAATCTACCCAGACGTCTTGTGTACCACTGGCAAAGTTAACCAGTGATCCTGAATTAGAAGAAGACAGAACGGTAGTACGGACGAGAGTTGTCCCGCCGCTACCGACTGTCCCAATGCCGACTTCCCAGTTTGCACCAGTCTGGTCAGCGATAACATAACACGTTGTATTATTGGCTCCAATACCAGCAGAGAAAGATTGATAGCCAGTAGCAGCACCGCTGAGGGTAGCTGTTGATGTGCCGGGAGCACTTGTGGTTTCTTTAACTCTATCTGCTAATTTGTAAGTCATAATATCCTATTAACTAAATTGTACTTTAAATGTAAACTGAATACTATCACCGCTATTCAAAGCAATACCAGTGAAGTCACCTTTAACAAATAAATTACCAGAAGTAGAAGCATCAAACAAACCAGCATTGGTAATTGTCTCACCAGATGGCGCTATCATTGTTCCCACTACTTGATAACTATCGTTAGTTGTCGATGTTGTTTGTTGCGTTGATGTTCCAGAGGTACGAGTATTTGCTTCTGTAAACAACGTTGTATCAGTAGCACCAGTAGTACCTGCACCAGTTCCCCAAGCGACATAGCTTGGCTCTGTGCCCGAACCTTTGATTCGGTTAGTAATAATAGCTCTACCTGTATTGACTAAGAGAGTAGCCATTTCTTAATTCTCCAAAGTAAACGTTTGATTGGGTCTTGATGCCAATAATCTATTACGCCAAGTTCAACTATAGTACCATCAGCCCGAATAACTCGAGCTGATAGTTGTAGTTCTTTAGCGTTGCTATTTGCAACTTGCATTACTGAACGCCTTGCTTTACCATTTCAAGTACAACTGAAAACACTAATGTTCCAGTTGAGTAACCAGTAGTTAAAAGGTTAATCTTACCTGTCGGGGTTGTAGCATTATCTGTTAAACCACCAAAGTTGGCAAAGCTCATTTTACCTCGACCAGCAATAGGGAGGATGTCTACCGGAGTAGCACCGTCCCATTGCAATCTAACTTCTAATGGATCAGAGATTGAATAGTCAATATGATCAATACGAAAGCCAGTTGGTATTGGTTTAAAGTTTGCTGGGTCAAC